AAGCTGTTGGCAGGCATTGACATCCTGGCCAACGCAGTGAAGAGCACGCTGGGTCCCAAGGGACGCAACGTGGCATTTGAACGCAGCTACGGTGGACCATTGGTCACCAAGGACGGTGTCACGGTGGCTAAGCAGATCGAGCTCAAGGACAAGTTCGAGAACATGGGCGCACAGATGGTGCGCGAAGTGGCAAGCAAGACTGCTGACAACGCAGGTGATGGTACCACCACTGCCACCGTGCTGGCACACAGCATGATCCGCGAAGGCCTCAAGCTGGTAGCCACTGGCATGAACAGCATGGACATCAAGCGCGGCATGGAACGAGCAGTGAGCGCTGCTATCGCAGAGCTTGATAAACTCAGCAACCCTTGCCAGACTGAAACAGAGATCGAGCAGGTTGCTAGCCTATCAGCCAACAGCGATCACGAGATTGGACGCATGATTGCTGCTGCAGTACAGAAGGTTGGCAAGGAAGGCGTGATCACCGTCGAAGAGAACAAGAGCCTTGACACGGAACTCAACATCGTGGAAGGCATGCAGTTTGATCGCGGTTACATCAGCCACTTGTTCGTGACCAACCAAGAAAAGATGCAGGTGCATCTGGACGATCCCCACATCCTCATCCATGACAAGAAGCTGTCTAACCTACAGGCCATCCTTCCTGTGCTGGAATCTGTGGTACAGACTGGCAAACCACTGCTGATCATCGCTGAAGACATCGAAGGCGAAGCATTGGCCACTCTGGTTGTCAACAAGCTGCGTGGCATCATCCAAGTTGCTGCTGTGAAAGCTCCGGGCTTTGGTGATCGCCGCAAGGCCATGTTGGATGATATTGCTACCCTCACAGGTGGTACCGTTATCAGCGAAGACATGGGCTTCAAGCTGGAGAAGGCCACCATTGCTGAGCTTGGTCGTGCCAAGAGCATCAAGATCGACAAGGACAACACTACCATCATCGACGGGGCAGGCGACAAGGATGCCATCCAGGCTCGTGTGGCTCAGCTCAAGGTCCAGATCGACGACACCACATCTGACTACGACCGTGAGAAGCTCCAGGAGCGTCTCGCCAAGTTGGCAGGTGGTGTTGCTGTGATCAAGGTTGGTGGCGCCACTGAGGTTGAAGTCAAGGAAAAGAAGGACCGCGTGGATGATGCGCTGCATGCCACTCGTGCTGCTGTGGAAGAAGGCATCGTGCCAGGCGGCGGCGTGGCACTGATCCGTGCTCGCAATGCCATCAAGGACCTACAGGGTGACAACATCGACCAGACTGCAGGTATTGGCATCATCTTGCGTGCAATGGAAGAGCCAATCCGTGCTATCGTCACCAATGCTGGCTATGAAGGCAGCGTGGTAGTAAACGAAGTATCTAAGGGAACTGGTTCCTACGGTTATAATGCTGCCACTGGTGAGTACGGCGATCTCATCGCGCAGGGCGTGATTGATCCAACCAAGGTCACCAAGACTGCGTTGGTCAATGCCTGCAGCGTTGCTGGATTGGTGCTGACCACTGATACCATCATTGCTGATCTACCAGCTGACGACAAGGCACCACAGGGCGGCGGTAATCCTGGCATGATGATGTGATCTGATTCACATCGCTGTAAATACTGAGAGGAGGGAGCGATCCCTCCTCTCTGCTTGTGTGATAGCAGGCTATGAGGTATACTGTGAGATGATCAAGCACTGTGTGATAGAGATTGAAGACGAAGTCAACATCAAGATGAACAATCTCGATCTGGCTGCTCGCAAGGCCTGCGTGAACGCTGTGAAATACTTCATACCAGGCGCACGCTACAGCGCAGCCTACAAGCTGGGCCGCTGGGACGGAACCAAGAGCTTTGCTACTCTGGGAGGGCGTACCTATCTCAGTCTCTTAGATCGCATGCTGCCAATCCTTCAGGAGCATGGCTACGACTTTGAGATAGAAGACAACCGGCTGCGCTATGAGCTGAGCTTGAACACGGTTACCGATCAAGCACATGCTCACAAGGTATGGCCCAAGGGTCATGAGCGTGCCGGACAGCAGATATTGCTGCGTGACTACCAGGTGGATGTAATCAACACATTCGTGGAAAATCTACAAGCAGTTCAACAGGTTGCTACAGGCGCAGGCAAGACTCTGATCACAGCTACGCTCAGCGGATTGATTGAACCCTATGGCCGCAGCATAGTGATCGTGCCCAACAAGAGCTTGGTTGAGCAGACTGAGATAGACTACAGAAATCTGGGGTTGGACGTGGGCGTGCTCTACGGTGATCGCAAGGAATACGATAGGACGCACACCATCTGCACATGGCAGAGCCTGAACGTGCTGGACAAGAAGAGCAAGGATGCGCTGGATGATCATCAGCATGAGATATTCATGCGTGACCTCATGGGCATCATCGTGGACGAAGCACACATGGCCAAGGCAGACGTGCTGACCAAGCTGCTGACCAACAACTTCCGCCACATTCCCATACGCTGGGGCCTCACTGGTACCATACCCGAAGAAGAAGAGAACCAGATCAGTCTCTTGGCTAGCATAGGACCCAACGTGGGCGATCTGTTTGCGCATGAGCTACAGGATCGCGGCGTGTTGGCTAAGTGCCACGTGAACGTGCTACAGACTCGCGAGACAGTGAAATATACCAACTACCAGGAAGAGCTCAAGTTCCTCACCACTGACACTGATCGCATCAAGTGGATGGCCAAGATGATTGGTGCTATCAAGGACAGCGGTAATACTCTGGTGTTGGTTGATCGCATCGAAACTGGCAAGATGTTGGAAGAATACATCCGAGGCAGCACATTCATCAGCGGCGCAGTTAAGACCAAGGACCGCAAGGAAGAGTATGACAACATTGCTATCAGCGATGATCAGGTGTTGATAGCTACCTATGGCGTGGCAGCCGTTGGCATCAACGTGCCTCGCTTGTTCAATCTGGTCATGCTCGAACCTGGCAAGAGCTTTGTGCGTGTGATCCAGAGCATTGGTCGTGGCCTGCGCAAGGCTGAAGACAAGGACTTCGTGCAGATCTGGGATCTAACCAGCACCTGTAAGTTCAGTGCCAAGCATCTGACCAAGCGCAAGCAGTTCTACACACAGGCCAAATACGACTTCACCATTGAAAAAGTAGACAGAACCACGGTAGAATAATCCTACATTTCAGTCAATCTATCACTAAGTATGGGTGATATGAAGATACTGACCACGGAAAATACCTCATATAACCTAAACCAGATACCAGACGACGTGGGCGACGTGCGTTTTGGTGTGCTGGATTACAGCGATCAAAGCAACGTTGACTACTACTTTGTACCTCTGATATTCCTTGAAAGCTTCAACAGCCCCTGCGTGGATCTGCGCATAGGCAACTTCAGCTTACAGATGCCTCTGGATTGGAGCGTGATCATTGGTGACAAGGACAGCGGTGAGATGGAGATCATGCCACTGATCTATCTCAACGACAAGGACTTTGATGTGTTCTGTTACAATCCCATCAACGGATACATGCCCAACTTCCTCAAGCTGGAGATCATCAACATCTGGCCAGACGTCAAGTGGTACTTCCCCAAGCTGAAAAACGGGCACATGCTGGCAGTGCCGCTGAGCGATAAGCAGGGACCCTACTGCGCATACTTCCTCAAGGACATAGGCAAGATCCCAGAAAGCCTTGATATCCGCAAGCTGATATGACACAGCAATAAATATGACGGCAACCATCCAGGAGGATTGATCATGGCTACTACCATCTACACATTCAAGAACGACACCTACAGCGACCGTGCCAAGGCACTGCTCACAGAAAAGAAGATTGAGTTCACTGAAAAGTCAGTTAAAAACTGGGGCACAGTTGATCCTGCTACAGAGATCACTAGTGAAGATCTCAAGACAATCGCTCCAAAATGGCAGCGTGGTCCTGTCACAGTCATGGACGACGCTAGCGTTATCTGCGGTCTCAAGGCGCTGCAAGAAAAGCTGGCTTAAGATACCATTACGCTACAGTAGATACAAAAACGCCGGCTTCGCGCCGGCGTTGTCATCTATAGGCTATTGCGTATGCTAGGCTGTTAACCGCCATTTTGTATCTGCTGACCACCAGTTTGGAGATAGGCCCAAGTTGGGTCTGGCAGGATGTTGGTGGTACTTATCAAGTACCATGAATAGATCTGGTTGTCCCAGGTTAGAACCGTGCGGTCCATGATCTTTTGTGCCTGTGGCAGCGGATTGTTGGGACTCTGTAGCGGTACAAACCCTATCTGTACTACAGCGTTGGCATAATACACACCCACTTGGCCTTCTGGTCCACCTGTGGTAACGCCTGTGATGCCTATGTCAGGACTGCCCACTGGATAGAATATGGCACCTTCTGGACCAGTGTTCGGACCGCTTGGTGTGACAAACACTGGAGGACCCTCTGGTCCCCAAGCATTGTATCCCGGAGCACCACCTGGATTGGTCACTGTGATGTTGTATGGCGCCAATTGCTTGGTGTTGATGTTGATCTGGAATCCTGTGCCGGTGCTGCCCGTGAAGCTCACTGGATTGGCAGGGAATGCTGTGTATTCAGCTGTGGCATAGTTCCAGTAGAAAGTGCCTATGGCTCCAGTTCCGTCAACTGAGTTGATATAGATTGTGGCAGGATCACCAATGTAGGTGCCACCTGCCAGCGTGAGCGTGTCACCCTGGGTGTAGGCACTGCCGCCGTTCACGATATCAGAGGAATTATCCCAGCTGGCAGGTCCGTAGCTGGAGATAGTTGCTGTGGGCACTGCCAGTGGATCGACTGCCACAGCAGGGAACATGCGACCATTGTCATGTGCGCCGCGCTCACTCTGTGGGAACGTGCGACGAGTGCCGGTGAATTCTATGTCAGTCACGGCACCGCCGTTCACAGTGGCCACGGCTGTTTGTACACCGCTCATGAATGGGTCATATATCAGCACAGGCGGCGGGTCTATTTGGCTGTAACCTGTGCCACCTGATGAAACCACGATGCTGTTGCTGAACCAAGCGCTGACGTTGATGGTGGCACCAACGCCACCTCCTGTGAGATAGTAGATATCGGCATTATATGAAGTTGGCTTTGTGTATGAACCCACATTGGCTATGGACAGAGGATTGCCATAGGTGTTTTGGTGAGCCTTGTCAAGGATGGTATCAAATGTGATCACTGCGCCCGTGCCGCCGCCTGTGGTGGCATCAAAGCTGCCTCCTGATGTGCTGGCTGTGCCAGTGCTGCTGCCTGTCACTATGACATTGAATCCAGTGATAGCGCCGCTGAGATCAACCGTGGTCACGTCTACCTGTGCCTGTAGAGGATTGGTGCCACCTGTGCCCAGATTGAAACTTATGGTGCTGCTGGTGGTAAAGCTGCTGCCACCGCTCACAGCGAAGTTTGTGCCTGTGAATCTCAGCACTTCCACGATGCCTTCGCCCCCAGCATATATGCCCGTGTTGATGGCCAGGAAGTTCCCAGCAAGGAATCCACTAGTGCCCGGATTGTCCACGGTCACTGAAGCGATGCTGATGTTGGCCACGTAGGCTTCTGCGCCGTACGCATCGGTGTAAAGGTAAGGGTACACTAACACGCTGGCCTGTCCTGGTCCAGTAACGTCACCTGGTACCAGTTCACAAGGACCACTGAGCATGGTGTAGTCGGCTGCGTTGCGGAACAGGTAGCTGGTTGGTCCAACTTGCTTGTCAAGGAATGCCAGTGCCGTGCCGTTGAGATCAGGGAACCATGCTGTGCCCTGTATCAGCGATCCCTGGCTCTGAGGCACTACGTTTGGCAGGGTATACGGACCCATGTATGATTTCTTTACGGGACGGCCCATGTGATATCTCCTAGTGGCTATGCGTGCGATATTTAGCCAAACGAAACCCCCGGATCGCTAAGGTTCTCCGGGGGCATCGCCTGAGTCTGCCAGCTACAACAGCAGGCAAGGGTTATTGTGTGTTCAAGTGTGCCCAGGTTGGACCAGGCAACTGATAGCCGTTTGGCAACCAACTCCAAGTCTGACCAATGAAGTTCTTGACAGTGTTGTCATATATCTCCGCAGCCAGTGTGGGTGTGCTGATTGGATTCAGAGACACTGTGGGGCATGCCACATAGCCGCTGCCGCCACTGGTCACAGTCACACTGGTCACAGAACCGGCTGCGTTGACCACACCCACTGCTGTGGCGTTGCCTGTGCCAAATGTCACGCTGGCTTCGTTGCCGGGATCAAATCCGCTGCCACCGTTGGTGACCTGTACGCTGCTGACTTGGTAAGTCACGTTGATGGTTGCGCCTGTACCACCACCACCGCTGAGGCTGACCGGATTGGCAGGCAGTGTGGTGTAGTCGCCTATGTTTGCCACGCTGAATGCGTTGATGCCCCAGACAAAATTGAACGTGGCACCGTTGGCATCCACGTTGGCTGCTACGTTGGAAGTTGATGCCACTGGATCTGCGGGCAAGGCAGCACTGGTGTAAACTCCGCCGTTGGTGATGTTCACGCCTGTGATACCACCTGTGCCATTGGCTGAGCTAACTGTCAAAACCACAGGAGTGCTGTAACCTGCTCCACTGAAGGTCAGTGTGTCGCCCACGCTGTAACGTGTGCCCGCTGTGGATATGTTGTCAGCTGCGACCTTGACGCTGGTTACAGTGACGTTGGCCTGTTGGTTGCCAGTGTATGTGCCGCCTGTCAAGCTGAGCACGTTGCCCACGCCGTAATCCTGTGTGACAGAACCCGTGTTGGCCACTATGACAGTGCCAGCGTACACACCTAGGTTAGCATTGGCAGCAACTGCGCCGCCGCCTTCGCCGCCATATGGGTAAACTGCGATGTTGGCCTGTCCTGGACCCGTGATTGGTCCGTTGACTAGATAGCACTGGCCTGGCGTTGCTGGACCCTGTCCGTTGACACTGAGCCACTGATAGCTGCTGCTGGTCAGCTGCTTTACTATCCAGCTTGGACGTGCGACTGTGTCGCCCTGTATCCATGCGTTGCCTATGATTGCCTGTCCGCTGGCAGTGACATTGCCAAAATATTTCTTCTTGAGGGGACGTCCCATTGTAAACTCCTTGGCGTTCTAAGCCTACGGGGCACCGTTGCCCCATAATCATTTCAATACCTATTTATCATGGTCCGATGTTTAATGCGTTGGTCCATATGCTAGCCCAGCCAATTGCCAAGCCGGGATCGTATCCACTGCCAAACACCCAGGGCATGTCATGCCCTGGGTGCCTCTGCGGCAGGTGTTTTTGCCATGTAGATGACTCCTAATTATGAGCATTTATTTAGCAACCAAGCTGCTGTCTACCACATGTACCCTGTTGGGCTCTGGGCCCCAGATGCTCCACTCCAGATGGTTGCCATGCCAGTCCTTGATCTTGCTGCTGGTGATGCGCATGGCGAATCCCGAGGCCATACCAGTGAATCTGATGCTCATCAGTCCTGACATGGGTGGTTCGGCTGATTCACAGAGCCTGTAGCTGCCTATCTCGTCAGTATCACAGTCCTGTACCAAGAATCTATCGCTGCCAACCTGCTTGATGATCCAACCTCGACCCACACGGCCTTGATTGTTGATCACTGGCATCAGCACTGGTGATTCACCTGTGGGAATACCAATCCATCGGTCTGTTAAAGGGCGGCCCATGGTATTATTATATCACAGTATGACACAGTTGATGAAACAGTTTGATCAGCGTATACTAAGCACATGGCAAAGAAAGCAAACACACAGGGGCAGAAGCTGAGCTTGGACGCAGTGCTACAGGCGCTGGATAACCGAGACTTTGGTTTCTATGAACGCCTCACTGACGAGGAACGCAAGGGCTACAGTCCATTCTTGCTGATGCGCTACATGAGCAGCCTCAGCCCACAGAGCCCCATGCAGAGCTATGCCGTGCTGGCAACCAACGACTTGGTGAACCTGGGATTCTTCAGCTTGGGCAAGCATCCAGAGCTGCAGCACAAGCTGATGTGCTTGGCTGGCACAGGGCGCAAGCAGTACAGGCCCTACGTGGGTGCCAAGAACGCCAAGAGCAAGACCAAGGTGGTTGACGAGTTCCTGCTGGGCCTATACCCTAGCATCAACGCAGAAGAACTGAGCTTGCTGAAATCGCAGCTGGACAAAGAAAGCCTGCGCCAGCTGGGCAAGGATGCCGGATTGAGTGACAGCGAACTGAAAGAATTGGTCGAGGATGGCAAAAAGCTGGAGCGTGATTCCTAAGCAGTGCCGCTGTGAGTTCTGTAAGAAAGAATTCAGCGACGAGCTGAGGTTGATCAATCATGTGTGTGAGAAGAAGCGGCGGTGGTTTCAGAAGGACCAACCTCAGGGCCGCATAGCCTTCATGGCCTGGTCGCGCTTCTATGAGATGAACAGTGCTGTGGCTGGCAAGAAGCACAAGAAGACCTACAAGGAATTCATAGACAGCAAGTACTATCTGGCATTCAGCAAGTTTGCTAGGCATCTGCTGGACACAGCAGCACCCGAACCCGCACGCTTCATAGACTACGTGCTGAAGAATAATCTGCCCATTGACAAGTGGACGCATGACGTGGTCTATGAGGAATATGTCAAGGACCTCATACGCAATGAAAGCCCAGAACAGGCACTGGAGCGTGGCATCGTGCTGATGCGAGAATGGGCACAGCAGCATGAGCTGGCATGGTACGACTTCTTCAGGGAAGTGAACGCAAACCAGATGACACGCTGGGTGACCACAGGTCGCATCAGCCCCTGGGTGCTATATAATGCTAGCAGCGCAGAGTCGGCGCTCAAGCGTTGCTCACCGGAGCAGATCGGTATGATAGCAGGCATAGCACCAGCACCACAGTGGTCGCTGAAGTTCAACAGAGACAAAGAGAGCACTACCTTCGTCAAGGACACTCTCAAGAAAGCAGGACTATGATGGCAGAGATCACAGACATGTACGGTGCCAGTGATGATGAAGCTATTGCTGCTGCTGATATCAAGAGACCGATTGTATCACAGGGGGCTATAACCGAGTTTGAGATAGATGGCACCAAGATACGCAGCATCGATCCGGGTTATGTGCTGCAGCTTGAAAGAAGATTAATTCAGAGCGAACAGACGATATCTGAGATGCGCAATGAGCTGAGACAGCTTGGCAACAGCATGCGCCAGCGCAGGACCGAGATGAGTGTTTTACAACGGCAGCTTGACGGCAAGATTGACAGGCAGTAGGATTAGCAATGTTAAACCGCGGCGACATTGACATAGATTTTGCGAACAGAGAACAGGCACTGTCTGGCCTCTGGCACACACCTGCCAGCATCATCAGAGATGGCAAGATCGCTCGACATAACACGGGTGTGTACTTCCATGCTGTGCCCAAGGATCCAATCACTGGGTTGTCTAGCTTGGACTACAATGCCGCAGAAGATCGAGGATTCTTCAAGATAGACATGCTAAACGTTGGCGTTTATGAGCATGTGCGTGATGAAGCGCATCTCAGAGATCTCATGGAACGCCCGCTGGATTGGGTAGTGTTTACAGATCCAAGCTTCGTGGCTAAGCTGTTCCATTTGGGCAACTATGGCGACCTCTGTGCTAGATTGCGTCCAACCAGCATTGAACACATCGCCATGATCTTGGCGCTGATCCGCCCAGGCAAGAAGCATTTACAAACCAAATGTGAAACACAGGGATTTCACAGCATCGCAGACTCGATCTGGACCAAATCTGATGAGGATACCTACAGCTTCAAGAAGGCACACGCGATTTCATACGCAGTTTTGGTGTATGTACACGCTAATCTACTGTTAGAGGCCAGGCTATGATCTGGTTACGAGTGTTGGCTACACCAGGTGTGCTGATTCCTGTGATCTGCATCGCAGGTGTGATAGCATATGATCTGTTATTTTCACCTTGACATGACGCAGATCTGTGCTAGTATAAGCAATCAGAGGAGCACTCACATGGCACGTACCAAGCTAGCATTCCAGGTAATTGGCGATATGTTCGGCAAATCAGTTCAGATCATCGATGGCGATGAGATCCTCAATGCTGGAACCGATCTACAATATGATCCCATTGCCAAGCTGAACACCAAGCTCAAGAAAGGCTATCTGTTCCGCAATCCAAAAGCCACACCTGAGTTGATTGCTACCATATGGGACACGGTAGAGAGTTTCACTGGTGCCGTTAACGTATGGACCGAAGTAGAGCGTGAAGAAAACAAGGATTCTCAGCTCATCAGCTATGTGCGAATCGCAGAAGCAGGCGATGCTACCATGTTTGCGTTCAGTCACAACGAGTTTGAGAAGTGGGACGACGACAAGGAAAAAGCTGATGCCAAGGCACGCAAGGCAGCTAACAAGCCTCTCAAGGTTCATGTGACCAAGGATGGTCGTATCCGTGCTAGGGTTAC